GACTTATAGCAAGCGCGTGCCAAACCTTACCCAAGAGCAAGCATTGAAGATGGCTCAGAACTGGTATGAGCAGATCATTGCCCATGAAATGAGCATTGCGATAACAATGCCGGGGGACAACAACCTCGACACAACATCGATAATTCGCTTGTCTGGAACTGGCACCGACTTCGATCAGAGCTACTTCCCAGATTCAATCAGCAGAAAATTATCAGTTACGGATGGCTACGCCATGACAGTGGACGCAAAAAATCACGCCCCATCATCTGAGGTAATGTTATGAGCAGCGGACATGACTTGCTTGCCCATGCCATGCGTCAGCAGGCAATGGCCGCGATGGGTGATATCACCATGCCCGAGCACGCAACGATAAGCAGTTATGATGCATCGTCGCACGCTGTAAAGGTGCTGATTCAGCCAGAGGAAATTGAAAGCAACTGGATGCCGCTTGGCGCTATTGGCATCGGCAATGGGTGGGGCGTTGCCGTTGGTCCGCAAATTGGCGATCAAGTAATGGTTGTTTTCGAGCATGGAGACCGCTCTTCTGGATCTATTGTTGGCCGATACTTTTCAACGAGCCAGCAAGCCATACCGGTTCCGTCCGGGGAAATCTGGATGGTTCACCAAAAACAAAGCGCCCTGAAGCTCACCAATGACGGCAAGGTATCAGTCAACTCCGCCAGCGATACGAATGTAACCGTCGGCGGCAATGCCAACATTACGGCTACAGGAAACGCGACGATCACGGCAAAGGTTTGCTCAGTCATCGCGTCAGTATCGGCGGCAATCACCGCGCCTGCTATCACTCTTGGCGCATCCGGCCAATCGCTGATGGGGTTTGTTACCGCAGCATTTATGTCTCTGTTCAACGAGCACACGCACACATCCGAGTCACCTGGATCGGAAACGAGCGTACCTAACCAGCAGATGACAGATTCGCAAATCACATCAACGGTGACAGGCGGCTAAGAATGCTTCCCCAGCAACAACCCGCTTCGGCGGGTTTTTTTATGGGCGCTCGAAATGACCATTGATGTTTATCACTACTACGGCGGCGACCTGTCACCTTCATCAACCGGTGACCTTCTCCTTGCGGACCAGCCAACAACTGGAGTTCAACGGATCTATCGGCGATTGCTCACAAACCCTCAGCTTACAAATTCGACCGGAGAGATAACGGCATCGCCGGATTACCCATGGGCACCGACCTACGGAGCCGGGTTGGGGCGTAAGGTCGGGTCCCCTGGCAATACGCCAGCAATAAAGGCACTGATCAAGGGCCAAATGCTGAAGGAATCCGCAGTCAAGCAATCGCCTGTTCCGGCTATCTCGGTATCTCAGGTGGGAAACACCTCAAGCATCACTATTCAATACACCGATTCGACCACCTCAAAGCAGCAGACGGTTGATTTTGATGTCACTCAGTAGGCGACTATGGCACTCAGCACACAATCATTTACGACCATTGTCAGCAACTTCGCGACAGCGGTGCAGGGTTCTGCGTCAGCGCTGATTAATTTTACCAAGGGTTCTGTACTTCTGGCGGTAGGCCAAGCAACTGCAGGCGTCGCACTATGGCTGCAAGGCCTTATTGTTGCTGTTCTCGCTGTGACACGGGCCTCAACGTCCAGCGGGACCGACCTGGACAGCTTTTTCGCTCAGTTTGGATTCACGCGAGAAGCAGCGGGGGCCGCCAGTGGGCAAGAAACTTTCGCCAGGTACACGCCGACGAACGCAGCAGACATACCTATTGGTGCGACGGTTCAATCCAGCGATGGCACAGTAACATTCGAGGTCATTGCCGATACAGACAATGCGAATTACAGCGAAACACTTGGCTATTACGTCATTTCTGCAGGCCAAGCCAGCGCACAAATCTCTGTGCAGTGTACGACGGCCGGCACTGCGGGGAACCTGGCAGAGGGGGCGTTGAACACGCTGGGATCTGCGATATCCGGCATCGACTACGTCACCAATGCAGCGGCGTTCTCAAATGGATATGCGGAGGAGACGGATGCAGCGGCCAGAACGAGATTTGTCTTGTGGATCGCTAGCCTGTCAAAAGCTACGCTCGCGGCGGTCATGAATGCCATCGAGTCGGTAGGAGAAAGCATTACAGGGGTCATTCTGGAGAACCAGCTATACAGCGGAACGGCTCAGAACGGCACGTTTACTGTCATCGCGGATGATGGAACTGGGTCGCCATCATCTACCACGTTGGCCAACGTCAGTAACGCAGTCGAAGCCGTTAGGCCATTATGCGTGACCTACAGCGTCCACGGGCCAACCGTCATCACCGCCGCAGTATCGATGAATATCACGACTGGCTCCGGGTATACGCACAGCACGGTAGTTAGCTTGGTTCAAACCGCGATCCAGTCATATATCAATGGCCTTGGAGATGACGCAATGTTGCCATGGTCGATGCTAGCCACAACAGCATATGGCGTTGCCGGTGTAACCAATGTCACCAATGTGCTGCTTAACGGCGGTACGACTGACTTATCCTGCACAAACGTCGAGCGCATCCTGGCCGGCACGATCACGGTGGTTTGATATGGCAACTGGAGATCAAAGCGACATCCTGTCGCGGCTGCAGTCATATTTGCCGCGAGGCTGGTTCGGTGACTGGAGCGAAGCGCCGTATATCACCGCGGTGCTCACTGGCATCGCCTCCGTGTTTGTAGTGACTTACAACCTGATCCAGTACGCACTAGCCCAGGCGCGGCTTGGCACGTCATCTGGGGTATGGGTTGACCTTTGGGCGCAAGATTTTTTCGGATCAAGCCTGCCACGCAATCCATCAGAGTCTGATGCATCGTACATTGCGCGTATTCAGTCGATGATTTTTATGCCTGCTGGCAGCCGCCCAGCCATGACAGAAACTCTGACGGTTTTGACGGGCAGAGTGCCGGTCATCTTTGAGCCTAACCGCCCGCTTGACACAGGGTCATGCGGAGGGACGCCAGGTATTAATAGCTTCTGCGGTGTGGCTCGTATGGGTTCATTGGTGCCATATATGGCACTAATCACCGCTTATCGACCTCTCGTTACCGGTGGTTCTGCCGGGGCGGCGTACGCCAATGCCCCTTCTCGGTCTGCTCTCAACACTTCCGGCACGCTGAGTTACACCGGATCTCTAGCTGATGAGATTTCTGTTGCCAGCGATTCCAGTATTTACGCAGCAATCAACGCAACACGGCCAATTGGCACAAATGTTGGCGTCTGCGTTTCGAATTAACCAAATTTATCCTTCAACAGGCCGCCATGTGCGGCCTTTTTTTATGGGCGCGCCATGCGACGAATTGAAACATATGTAGGGCAGCAAATTTACGAATGGATGTTCTCCGCACAGGCTCAGTACAACATGACTGCACTGGCCAAGTCGTGCGCGACTGCTTTCGGCACAACTACTTTCGTCAATGGACTTGCTTGCACGCCAACCAGCCCCGCAGGAATGACCGTGCAGGTTGGCGCTGGCGAGCTGTATCAAATGGAAGCCATTGAGGCTACTGTCTGCGGAACGCTGCCGATCAATAGCACGTATAGCATCCTGAAACAGGGCATTCAGCTTGGCTCTTACACAACAGCGACTTTTGCCGCGCCAAGCTCCAGCGGCCAATCAATCAGTTACCTGATTGAAGCTCAATATCAGGATTCTGACATCAGCCTTGACCCGACGACCGGTAACAGTCCAGTTGTCCTGCAGTTTTACGACGCAGCCACTCCGGCTTCTCCCTGGTCCGGACCGAACAATAGCAGCGCAACAAGCAACACTTTCCGTGATGGGATTATTGCCTACCAGATCAAGGCTGGCGTAGCTGCCACGACCGGCGCGCAAGTCACCCCCACGCCGGATACTGGCTATGTCGGGCTGTGGGTTGTCACGGTACCGTACGGCGCAACGTCGCTGACTGCCAGCAACATTGCCCAATACAGCGCAGCCCCAATTTTGCAGAACAACCTCCTGCAGATGATTCTGAAGGGCAACAGCAACTATGCCGTGGATAGCGGAGCGGCTAACACCTATGTTGCCACCCCTGCCGGCCCGGTTCCCGATGCGTTATCGGATGGGCTGGAGGTGTCGTTCTACGCTGCGCATCCAAATACCGGTGCATCTACTCTGAATGCCTGGGGTTTTGGTGCAAAACCCCTAACTGGCATGGCCGGCGCGCTACAGGGCGGAGAAATCGTCGTCGGCATGTACAGGGCAAAGTTCTCCAGCGCATCCGGTGGGTTCCAGCTTGTTGGGCAAGGGGCCGGGGCACTGCAGGTTGGAGCAGCTGTAGCGAGCGGGCATGCCGCCCAACTTGGACAGGTGCAGTCATTGCTGCAAGCGTCAACTGCGAACGTTGGCGTGGACACCGGCGCGGCCGGAGCTTGCGTCGTTGCGTTTACCCCTGCTTTATCCGCGCCGGTGCCGTGGGCACCGTTCTGGTTCAAGGTGAAAAACACCAACCCGGGCTCCTGCACGCTAAATGCATCGGGAACGGCTTATGCGCTTGTCGGCGGTGCACATGCGGCGCTGCAGGGTGGCGAGCTACTTACTGGCGGCAATGCACTGGTTTATTGGAATCCAACCCTGAATAGTGGAAACGGAGCGTGGGTGCTGCTGGAGTGCACCGGCGGCTCCGTGCAGGTCCCAAACGCAACACAGAGTCAACACGCCGTGCCGCTGTCTCAGATGGCCGCCGCAATCGCAGCGGCGTCATCAGGTGTTAGAGGGCTTCGCTCCAATTTGCAAATTAGTTACACGGGGACCAGTGCAGCGGTTATGGTCACTGCAAACGAGTTGTCGCTCGAAAATAGCGCTGGCGCTTACTTCACCATGCGCAACGTCAATTTGACTGCGAGCAGTGGGGCTGCTGCTGGCGTTGCAAACTCCCTAGACACGGGTTCGTGGGCATACAGCACGTTCTACAACCTGTTTGTCATCTACAACCCGACGACACAGACCAGCGCACTGCTGTGGTCGCTGTCGGCTACCGCACCGACGCTACCGAGTGGTTACACGTATTTTGCTCGGATAGGCGCGAACAAAACCCAGGCTGCGACGAATTACTGGTTTTTGAATGGGTTGCAGCAGGATGCATTCTTTCAATACACGCCGCTGGCAGGAACCAATCTCACGTCGTCCCCGACAATAGCGTCAGGGACAACATCGGGCACTGTGTCAACTGTGGGTTTTTGTCCGGCAACTGCTGCAGAAATCTATGTCACGGGAGGGGTTAACACATCGGGTACCAGCGGCTCAGTGTCAATTGCATCAACCAGCGCCGCATCGGGCGTGAGTGTTGGCAGCTTCAGCTGCCCCGCCGTCATTATCCCCATTTTTCTGCCAAATAATAACAAAAATTTTTATTACTCATCATCGAACTCAACGGGTGCTGCTGCTGTGTTGGGCTGGATTGATGCTCTGTAGGAGATGTGTATGGGTTACGCGATTAATGCACAAAACGGCGCGCGCGCTGTCATTTCTGAGTCCGACTGTGGCGTGGGTGAAACCTACGTTGACGAGTTGCCATCGCCGTGGCCACCGGCCCCAACTGCTGATGAGCAATGGAAAAATTATCAGGTATCCGCCCAGTCCGCGCTCGACGCCACAGATGTTACCGTCCACCGCGTCATCGAAGCCGTCGCCCTCGGCAAAACAACGCTGACCGCTGCTGACGTGGTGACATTCATGGAGTACCGGGCTGCGCTCCGGGCGATACTCAGCGAGTCACAGCCCGAGACGATACCAACAGCGCTACCGACTAAACCGGCCTACCCAGCAAACACCTAACCCGCCCAGTGCGGGGTTCATTATTTCTGCCGCCATGAGGCGGTTTTTTTACGCCAACAAAGGGGGCGAATGTGAGTGAACTGACGGAAGAGCAGAAGGCCAGGCTTGTGCAGCTACTGGAGGCCGCCGACCGCATGGAGGCTGGGCTCAAAACCCTGACCGTTATCGGGACGGTGGTGAAATGGATTGTGGGCTTGGCGGCATCGTTTGCGATGATCTGGGGTGTGTTTCACGGCGGAGCACCGAAATGAACATCAAGCCATTAATTGCAGAACTGCGGCGAGACGAAGGCGTGCGGTACACGATCTACGCCGACACGAAGGGCATTCCGACTGTTGGTGTAGGCCACAACTGCCGCTCCAAGCCGCTGCCGGTCGGCTGGCATTGTCCGCTGACCGACGCTCAAGTCGATCAACTGCTGGACGGAGACCTGCAGGAGACCTTTGCCGGGCTCGATGCCCATCTGCCGTGGTGGCGAAAGCTCGACGAGGTGCGCCAGCGCGTGGTAGCGAACATGGCGTTCAATCTCGGGGTTGGGACGCTGCTCGCATTTCATAACACCCTGGCTGCTATCCAGTCCGGCAGGTACGGCGACGCAGCTAACGGTATGAAGGCCAGCGCGTGGTTTAAACAAGTCGGGGTCAGGGCCGAGCGTCTGTGCCAGGCCATGGCCACCGGTGTAATGCCTTCCGCCTAAAATTTTGCTTACTTTTCTAATTGCCAACAGCTGCCTCCGGGCGGTTTTTTCATTTCAGGAGGCAGAATGTCTGTACCAAATAATGAGCACGAGAAGCGCGATACGCTGACAGAAGACGTGTTCTACCCCGCGCATCCACCGCGCACTGAGTCGCCAACGTTTAAGCACACCAAGGCGGCAGGGCACAAAGCGCAGCTGCCGTGTGCGATATCCGGCCAGGTCATTGGCACGGAGTATCACCATCTGTTTTGTGAGTGGGCATTCTCTGGGGCTGTCGATTGGATCAAGGTAAAAGCCATTGCCTTGGGCGAAATCACCGTTCTGCCCGTACTGGATCTAACTACCGATCAGCCGACAGACGCGACTTTCGATGCTAAGCACTC